CAATGATAGTGTACAGAAGGATGCGGAGGGGGACAAGGATAGGTATGTTCACGACGCCCTACCCGGCCTCCCCCTGTCTTCTAAGGCTCAAGCGGTGATAGATAAGGCCACAGAGCTTGTGGAAAAGACCTTCGAGTTTCGAGCTGAGGCGAGTACGGAACACCCGGAATGGCACATTAACACATGGGACGCCGGCTGGTACCAAATCAAGCTCTTGCTTAAGACCTACTTAAAGGATGAGCTGAAGGCCTTTCGAGCGCTGTATAAAGAGCTGGGGGACGACTTGCGGGAAGGGGTTTATGAGTTTGGGTTTCTTCGTAGGTAGGTAACCCCCGCCAATGAAAATAGCCCCGCCGTAACTTGGCGGGGCTATTCGTCCTCCTGCAATTTTATCTACTGCGCAACGCCCGTGTCGGCGGCAAAGAGATGGGCGTCGATGCTGAGAAACTTGCCGTCCTGCTTAACAACTATCGCTACAGGCCTCTCAAGGGGTGCAGCGGCGGAGTTGACAACGATGATGGCGTCCTCAACGGTAGCGGGGATTTCGAGGGTCGTGCGGCGTTTCCACCACTCCTCGGCCTTTTCCCGGGGGAACCCGGTGTGGTTGAAGCATAGCCACTCGCTTATGGGCCAGTTGAGCCCAACCTCATAGTCCACACGCAGGGTGGTGGGGGAGCTTTCGTTCCCGCCTTTCTTCTTCCAGACGCTGTAGGTCACGTCCCTTACTACCAGCTGCTTGGGCTGGGAATCCGCGTTATCGTCCAGCCCGTCTACGTTCGCCCGGGCAGCGGCGACCTGGTCCTTGTAGGGCACCCTCCGTTTCCTCTGGGGTGCGGGCTGCTGGGGTGGTTGTGGCGGAAATAGGGGGGCGCTGGTGCTCATTGTTCGGCTCCTGTTGACGTGCTACCGCTGAGAGGGTGCGCGGCCTCTTTCTGCAAGGCTACACACGAAAGATGAAAGAAAGCAGCTAAGGGGGTCACGCTCGGGTCCGGGGTCTGCTGCAGCCCTACGCAATTCCTGATGCAGCCGGGCGTGGCACGGGCGGCAAAGCCACAAGACCTTTAAGGGGGCGGAATAGTCGAAGTGGTGGGCGTCGAGCCTGACACCCTCTCCCCCGCAGTTGCTACAGCTTGCAGGCCTGCGGAGGGTGCCGTTACGGATGGCGGAGGTGACTACGGCTCCCGCCTTGATCCGCTCCGGGTAGTCCCGTCGGTATTGCTGTACCCGACCACGTGCAGCTGATAGCTCGCTAGGGCGTTGCTTGCGGCTCCGTTCCTGCGCCCGACAACGATCCAGGTTCTTTTCCCGGTAGGCCAGTGCCCGGGCCCGAAGGCAGTCTTTACACATCGAGGTTCGACCGGACTTCGTGTCGTTCGTGTAGAACTTCGAGGGGGCCATTTTGGCGTGACAAGCAGTACACTCGCGCAACATAACTACACCTCGTCTTTCTCAATTATCTCGTCCCTGCTGTTTAACAGGTCTTTCGCCCGCTCGAACTCGGCTTCGTTAATGGTCTCAAGCAGCAGGCGTCGAATGGCCCGCTTGCTTATGCGGTGAATGACCAGGCCGTGGGTCACAAAGCCCAGAATAACGCCCCAAAGTGCTCCGAGTAGTAAAGCATCCATTCCCATAACTACACCCTTAAAGAAGTGCCTCAACAGAAATCCCAAGGGCCTTGGCGTAGACCACAAGGGTGGCGATTCTGGGGTCGTGTGCCCCCCGCTCGTGAGCAGATACCTGACTCTGTGTGTAGCCCGTCAACTCAGCCAGCTGCGTTTGAGAGACGCCACGATCAACTCGTGCGGTCCTTAGCCGTGTCCCCCTACCCAAAGCCGGCGGTTTCGCGCTTCCCTTAGTCACGTCGTTGCCCATCGTTCGTCCTCCTGTTACGAGTGTCAACCTTCGTTACATTACTACTATAGCATATTTCGAGGCATAGTGCAAGGGGAATTATACTATTTTTTATACTTGAGTGGCGGAGCCGGCTATGGTTTGTTCTCAACCCAAAGGCGGGTGGCTGTTTCTTCGTGTAGAGGCAGCAAGCCGGCGCTAATCAGCCTCCGAAGGTGGCTTATCGCCTTATTGCGGCCCATTAGCTTGTTACCTGACGCCTGGTGGAGGATTTCATCGACGTTTTTACCTCTAAACGCGATCAAGCCCGCTTGTGGTGACGGCTGAAGTAGGCGACCGGGGTCGGACTTTGACAAGTCGAGGAGGGTTTCCCATACACTATCGGCGTCCTTTTTCTGGCTATCGTGCTTCCTTCGGTCGCTCCCCGTTGCTTTAAGGCACGCCCACAACAGCGACATCGGGTCACCCGAGGCTTGGAACCTACATGCTGCATAGAGGACGTGGGCGACCCAGGCGGACCAGCGACCGCCGGCAGTGCCGAGTACACCTGGCGCCAGCGGGGCGCCTTTTAGCATGTCAAGGATGTCCACTATGATTTCGTCGCCGTGGTTTTTCAACAAACCCAGCATCGTGTCTTCCCACGTGGAGCTGAAAGTAGGTGTAACGAGATCAACAAAAAACGCCCGGGACGCCCAATCTCCGCTTAAGCTAGGTATGTTCGCGGTGACGATCCAGGTCAAGTCATTTGGGCGCTCTCCCTCCCCGGCGTAAAGCTGGCGTCCCGAAATTACAGGGGAGGTTACGATGCCTTCCAGCAGCGCCGACTTCATTTCGTGCTTCACGTTGTCAAACACGGCCACCCGCTTGCCCCGGCCTTTGGGCGAAAGGAGCCGGGGCAATAGATCAGCGTGGTCGGTTGCGCCGGAGTCTATGCTTATGAAGCCGCCGCTAAGCGCGCCTACGGTGTGGGCTAGTGTACTTTTACCTACGCCCAACTTGTCGGCACATACGAAGAAAGCAGGACGTGCGCCGGCACCCCCACCCCAAAAGGGCGTCATAAACATCGCACAAGCAAGTACCTTTGCCTCCTCCGTCTTATGGCTATCCCACAGGGAGAGCAGCTTCTTGAATGCGGCCCCTGTAGGCTTGTAGTCGGTCGGCGCTTGCCAAAGGTAACAACGGTCGGGCAGCTGCGGCTCGTGCGGGTAGGACTCAACATTCAGGTATTGTGGGGCAGCCCACTTTACAGCCGCGAAAAGCTCGTCCTGCATTACAAAACGAATACCGCTGGAGTCCTGACCTCGACTCGCCCACTGGAGGCGACAATGAGAGCTGAGGGTGGCAAAAAACTCAGTCGAGGTAGTCAGCCACCGAGGCTCACCGTCGTGGTCAACAAACAACACCCCGGAGGCCGCCCGGAAGAGGTCCAGACGTAGGACATCAGCAACGACCTCGACTATATCACGTGCAAACTTAGGCGGGTGCTTTTTGGGGTCGTCGGGGTCGCCCTCAGTGTAGTTGGCAAGAGTTGGCTTGGTGCCGCCGGACCCGGGGGGCCACGAATAGGTATCGTCGCCCACAGCCCGGGCCAGCACGGCGCTGATTGTGCGGAGGCCATACGTCCCGTAGGTTCCATCGGCCCTGCACCACTTATCGCGCATCAGCGCACTTTGTTGCATTAAGTTGTCGAGTTGCGCAACATCTTGCGTATAGAACGCAAGTAATGCTGTAAGAATGGAGTCGGCTTTTGAGGGGTCATCGTCGGCTATGGAAAGGTCGCCATCGTCGAAGAGCTTGGCGAACTTCGCTGAGTTCCTGGCCCGGCGTATGGCCGCAATAACCTCCTCGTCGCTGTGGGGAGGAGGGGCGTCGTGTGTAGGAGCCGCTGAGGCGTCCTGTATGGGGGCAGGAGCGGCCTTGGCCTCGGGGGCTGGTAGGTAGGCCCGCATGACGGCCTCAAGAGCCTCCTGGCGACACTCAACGGCCTCGCCGTGGATTCTGTTGCCAGTGACGGTTAGGTAGCGGGAGGTTTCATAGATTTCTAGACCGCTCGTGAAGCGACAAGCCTTGATGTTCTTCTTGCCCCGGATGAATATGTGCAGCCCGGAGCCAGAAGGGGAAACCTCGGTGTATGAGTTTAGGCGGTGGACGATGTTCTCGGCGGCAGGGGTCAGAGCACCGTTAGGGCAGACACAGTGGTCAATGTCAATCCCGAGAATGTCGTCATCGTCGGTCAATACGAAGCCCACGCCGCCGTAGCATGAGAGAGCTACAACTGAGGCAGCGGAGAAGGTTGACCAGGTGGCTGGGTTGGTGGAGCTGGCTAACGCCCCGGAGAGCGTCCTAGGGGACTTGTCGCCAGGCTGGTACCCCCAGCAGACCCAACGGCTAAGCTGTTTTAGCTCGCGGGGGATGTTTTCAGCGGATTCAGGTGAGAAAATGGAAGGTTGTTCGGCTGTTGTTTGCATAGTTACCTCAAACGTGGTAGGGTAGTAGTGGCTCTTAACTACAGACCTACTCGTAGGGTAGGCCGCCATTGACCCCCGCAGAACATCCAGCCTGCGGGGGTTCTTTTTTGGCTACTCAACAGCGGGCTCCTCTTTGACCACAGGCGGGGGGCGGTTGGAGTGGCGTTCGAGGTAGTCGTCTACTGCGGTCTGCAGGATGAGCCACCGCTTTGAGCCCCGATACGCCTGAATCTCGCCGGCGTTGAGTAGGCGGTAAGTGGCGTTCACGTCTGTACGGATCTGGGCGGCAACCTCTTTAACGGACAGGAAGTCTTTGCTAATCATCTCACCAAGCTCCTCAAACAAAAGTGCAGTAAACAGGCAACACTCACAGTATACACGGTTCACAGTCAATTACAACCTCTTTTTCAGAAAAAGGTGAATCGGGACGTTCGAGATATGGGTTTCAGCACTTTTAGGCAGCATTCAGCACTTTTGCATCGGAAAAAGTGCTTAACATAACCACAAGCGCGGCATGGTGTTATCCTATCTTTCAGCGCTTTTAGGCCTAAAATCCCCCTATGTCCCCCCCTACATATACTTCTTCTTTTCTTTTCCCCGCGTAAAGGGTAGGAGAAAAAGTGCTGAATAAGCCCGAAAAAGAGGCAACCCCCGCCTGTGGTTGGAGTTACATGCAGCACTTTTGCCAGCACTTTTGGGTATTTTCAGCGCTTTCAGCACTTTTCAGCGGTTTTGGGCCCGATTTCAGCACTTTTGGGGGAGATTCAGCGCTTTTGCGAAATAACGGTGCACTTTATATTGCCACAATGACTTTTTCCGCTTATTCCGGCATTCCCCTCGCCATTACCCCCTGGCTGTGGTATACTACTACTGTTGCACCACACTCCGTCCTTTTCTTATGGTGACCCATGTCTACCCCGCTTGACCTTCTTTCGTCCCTTGTAGCGGCGGGGGGCGTTGCTGTGCGGGATTCGACTGGTAGCTACCAATTTGGAGCGAAAAATGGCTTCTAGTACCTCGAAACTAACTGATGCCGAGCTTATGCCTCATTTTCAGGCCTACCTCAAGCAGGGTAAAGGCAAGAAGCTCCCCTGGGCTGCGTGGAAGCTACACGCCCCTGCGGCGGCTTCAGCTGCCGACGAGACCAATAAGTTGAGGTCAAGGAAGAAGCGCCCATAGTCTCCTCAAACACGCCGCGCCTACCTTACACAACTGAAGGGGCTAAAATGCCGAACTTCGACCCTATGTGGCTTGTTACTACCGCCTCCCTCGTGGGGACGATTGCCAACATCTACAAAAAGCAATGGTGCTTTATCGTCTGGCTATGCACTAACATCTTGTGGGCGGCCTACAACGCGCAGTGCAATAAGTGGCCGGCGGCCACCCTCTTCTCCATCTACGCCTGCCTCGCCGTGTGGGGTCTCTACAAATGGAGCCACGCTAAAGCTACGCCCGCTAAAGAGGAGGCTGCGACATGAGGGGGTTTCTGTTTTTCTACACTGGCGCATTCCTACTTATGTGCTTCGTCTCCGCGTTTATCGATTACGGCTATTACGAGCGAATGAAGGGGTAATTACAGTGACGTACGAAACACGTGTTCGCGCTCTTTGCGAGGAATGTGCTTCGCTTCTAATCGCCCACAAGAGGGGGGCGGGCGCCCCTCCCAGTTGTGAGTGTGTCTTCAGCAAGGGGATTAGCGCCGTTGCGCGTATCGAGGGGGAGATCGACGCCCTGCTGGCTGGTATTAAAGCCGCTGACGGGCATTGTGACGAGGTTGATATCTTCGCCCTCGTCTCGCGTTGTCTTCGCCTTATCCTAGCTGTTGAGGACGCGGAGGAGGCCGAGACCGCTAAGGAGGCCGCTAAGCCCGCTAAGGAAGTGAGCTGCAAGTCCTCTAAGCTCCCGTCCTCGCATAAGCACTCGTGTTTACATGAAAGCCAGGAGTTTACACCCATCCGCCTGTTCAAGGCGGAGGACCTGTATTGTCGGGCCGCCGCCGCCGAGGCCGCCGAGGACGCCGAAGACGCCGCCGATGCCGAGGCGACGATGAAGAAATGTCGAGAGCAGGGGCCGGCCGCTTTCATCCCCTACGACGAATACAGAGCCCGGCGATTCCAAGGCAAAAAACAGGCCGGAGGATCCATCGCCCTGGGCACGGACGACGACACCCACATCACGGCAGACTAGCGGAGATTCCGATGACTATAAAATTGCATCACGGCCCCGAAATCGCCCGCGACCACATCCTCCGCCGGCTTGACGCCGCCTGTGCCGCACGGGACGCTGCCTTTCCACTTGACAAGTCGCCCCTAATGTGGTAAACTTGGTTAAAGGACTATTATAGCTCCTCTTTTCCCGTTGGCGGAGGCCGCGCGATGGCTCGAAATTATGCAACATTTGACGAGCATCCGAGGTTCCGTGCTATCGCGGTAAAGCTCGCGGGGTACGGTGTTGCGAACGCAAAGATAGCAGTTTGGCTCGGGATCAGCGTTGACACGCTAGAGAGAGAGCTCGTCCGTAACTCCAACTTCCGCAAGAAGTTCGAGTCAGCTAAGCCGAAAACCATCGTCAATTCTTTGGCCAGTTTGATCGAACAAGTTGAGGCGGGCAACACCACGGCGATCATCTACTATCTCGACCACATTGCCAACCTCAAGAATACGCAAGAAATTGCGGTGGAGCACCGGGGCGAGGTTGTCCTCACCTTGTCCGAAATCGTCCGTGGCGTAAGGGCAACCCAACCTGTGGAAGAGTACGACGGGCCGGACGGCACCGAGTCCGACCCTTGGGTTCACGACCACGACGATGGGACCGACGAGCTACCTCCTGACAAGTAATATCGGGGGCCGCGATGCAGAAGCGAGTGATGTGTGCCGCGCCTAGAATTAAGGACAACACCAAGTTCTTCGACCGCATGCGGCGAGAGCCCGCGGCGTGGGGGGCTCGCTTTATTGACTCTGCACGCCCCTGGGCTAAGCAGATAGAGATCATGGAGTCCGTCCGCGATAACGCAAGAACTTGCGTTCCTGCAGGACACTGTGTAGGTAAGACGTGGATAGCTGCCCGCACCGCCCTGTGGTTTCTCTACTGCCACATGCCCTCTATCGTACTCACAACTGCACCCACCTGGCGCCAGGTCGAGAAGCTGATCTGGGGCGAGATTCACAATATGCACCGGAACTCGTACGGCGGGTTCTCAGGAACGCACCGCAACGGGCTAGGCGGCGAGATGTCCCGCGTGAACCTGCGGATCGATGACTTGTGGTATGCTCAGGGCGTGTCTACTAACTCCCCTGAGCGTTTCCAGGGCTATCATCAGGAACACCTCCTCATCATCATCGATGAGGCGGCGGGCGTCGAGCGGCCCATCTGGGAGGCTGTTGAGGGCTGTCTCACCGGCCCCCATAGTAGGCTTCTAGCTATTGGCAACCCCGTCTCCGCTGACGGTCCCTTCTGGGAAATGGCGATGAACCACAACGCCAATACGATTCACGTCTCTTGTCTCGACCACCCCAACGTAGCTAAGGGGCAGCTTATCTACCCTCAAGCCATTTCGCCCACCTGGCCAGAAGAGCGCGAGCGTGAATGGGGAGAGGACAGCCCGATATACCAGCGGCGCGTGCTGGGACAATTCCCTAGTGGCGACGCAGACATGCTGTTCCCAGTGGACTGGCTGCAGCGTACGACAGAGCCCCCTGCAGACCAGGATCGCACGAAAGACGGCGACAACGTGCTGGCCGTGGATGTGGCTAGGTTTGGTAGTGACCGTAGCGTGCTTCTCGTACGCACAGCACGCGCCGTAAGCCACATTCGTATTATCGAGGGTAGCGACCTCATGACGCTTGTCGGGCGGGTTGTCGATGCTATGAAGCGTTTCAACGTGCGCCCGAGGCGTACGCTCATAGATTCTGTAGGGATGGGCGCAGGCGTTGTAGACCGGCTTCGAGAGCTGGGGCACAACGTGGCCGGCGTCAATTTCGGGGCGAGGGCAAGCAAGCCGGAGCTGTTTGTCAACCTCCGGGCGGAATGCTACTGGCGTGCCCGCGAGGCTGTTGATCCTAAGCGGGGCGAAGTATTACGTATGCGCGTACGGCATTGCGATGTCTTGCGCATGGAATTGCAGCAGACCCCTTATTCCTTCGATTCAGCCGGGAGGATCAAACTCCCCCCTAAAGAACACATCAAAAGCGAGCTAGGCCGGAGCCCTGACCTTGCAGACGCCCTTGCAATAAGCTATACTCCCACTAGCTCATTCGTCGCTGTCGCGATGTAGTCTATTAACCGGTTAACAAATTGGGGCCAAAATGGCGACAAACATACGAACCAGAGTGACGCGTGCCTGGCGCGCCCTGTGGGGTACTAAAGCCGCCCCGGCCTCTTATCTTCAAGGTGGCGGGGGCTACGTGGGGTCTCAGGCCACCTGGGCTACTGACACGGCGGAACAGGTTCTTCACTACCAACATTGGGTCTACGCTGCTGTACGAGCTATCTCGCAGAGCGTGGCGAAGCTTAGGCTATCCCTTTACAAGCAGGCACCGAACGGCGAAGAGGAAAAAGTAGCGGGGAACAACCACCCCGTCCAGCGCTTACTCCGCGATATCAACCCCCTGCGTACTTCGTACTACCACTGGGACCAGACCGTGCAATTTCTTGAGCTAACGGGCAACGCCTACTGGGTGATATACCGCGACGAGCAGGGCACGCCCATCGAGCTGTGGACGCTCCCCCCTCAGTATATGCACGTTGTTGCCAGCGAGACGACCATAGTGAGCCACTACACCTACAAGCGAGGGGGCAAGGTTGTTACCCTCCCTAAGCAAGACGTAATACACCTCCTTTACCCCAACCCTACAAGCCAATACTACGGCGCTGGCCCCCTCCAGGCGGCTGCGTACGCTGTAGACACCATAGACGACGTAAAGAACGCCCAAACCCGTTCTATGCGGCGTGCAATGCTTCCTGGCCTCTTGATCTCTGTAGACGGGGAGTTGCCGGAAAGCGAGTCCCTACGATTGCGTACTCAACTAGACGAGCTATACAGCGGCACGGATAAATCAGGGCGCGCTCTCATTCTCGGTGAGTCGATGCGCGCCGCCCCCTTCACGGTATCGCCCCGCGAGATGGACTTCCTGGAAACGACCAGGCTCAGCCGCGAAGAGATACTGGGGATATTCGGCGTGCCGCCCGCGTGCTGCGGCAACCTTGACAAGGTACCTCTTGCTTCTGCGTACGCTGCCCTGCAGATATTCGAGGAGATGACCCTCAAGCCTAAAGCGAGGCTCATCGAGGATCAGCTCAATCAGGATCTATTAGAGCCGAACTGGCCGGGCTACGTGCTGAGGTATGAAGAGGTCGTCCGCTCAGACCGCGACTTCGACCTCAAGGAGGCTAACGCGGCCTTCGACAGGGGGAATATGACTCGCAACGAGTACAGGGCCGCCATACGCGAGCTACCGCCCATCCTGGGGCCTCAAGGCGAGGAGCGTACGCAAACCACCTCAACCACATCCGTCACTGAAACAACAGCGTCACTCCTCCCGGACGCGGAATAGGGATAGCTATGAGTAGTACCTGTGCCAAAGCGGCCCCGCCGTCCGAGTCCCGTATAGAAGAGGACAGGACGCTGGTTGCCATAATTTCAACAGATATAACGGACCGCGTGGGCGATAGGTTGCATGTTGACGGCGTTGAGCTCGACGACTACCGCAAAAACCCCGTCGTACTATTCGGCCACGACGCGAAAAGTGTGATAGGCCGCGCGCTGTGGATTAAGGTGGCCGGTGGCAAGCTGCTTGCGAAGGTGCAGTTTGCCAACACCCCACTAGCCACGGAGGTCTGGCAGCTTTATCGCGACGGCTTCCTCTCCGCCTGGTCTGTTGGGTTCAAAGCCACCTCAGCAACGCCCATCTTTGACGACTTAGGGGAAGGGCCTAGCTTGGACATCCGTGCGTGGACCCTTTTAGAGTTCTCAGCGGTTGCAGTGCCAGCAAACCCGGAGGCCTTGACTATTGCGGTTGCTGACGGTAGAGTAGAAGAGACGCCCATCGTAAAGGCGATGTTGCCCCCGTTGCGCACAGAGCAAGTGGTTATTGGGGGGGTTTTTAGCCCTGCCTTCTCGTTGCCCCCCGGCCCCGAAGAGGAGTGGACAGAGGAGCACGGCTACACGTTTTCCGCGAAGGCGGGGGGTGCAGTAACGGGCGATCCAGCCCCGCCGTATGCGCCCGTTTTCATTGCCAATCTCAACACCAAAGGCGAGCCACCCCCGGCACCGTCGCTACTGGAGCAGCTAGGCGCCCTGCTGGAAGTTGCAGGTAACACGGACGACGAGGTTGACTTCGACTTTTCGCTGATAGATGTACCAGATGCCCAGGAAACCTAAGAAGTTGCGCACGTACGCAACGAATGGAGTTAGCTATGAAGTTCACTGCAGAACAAACGAAGGCCATGTTTGGCGACCTTATCTCCGAAACCATCCAGAGCACCGTGGCCGCTATGAAGGAAGAGGCCACTACGAAGGGAGAGGCCGCTTCTGAGCCAGTTGAGGGCGCCCCGCTCAACGCTGAGATAATCAAACATATTGGCGAGGCCGTGATAGAGGCCATTGACACCAAGAGTAAGGGCATTGTCGTCAAGCGGCCCTCGATCTTCCCCAAAGAGGCGGGCGAGGGTGGAACTGACCGCATCGAACTGCCCTTTGATACTAAGGCGACCCGCGAGCCCTCTAGGAAGGACGCCTCTAGGATCTTTATGGCCTGCATCGCGATGCCTGGTATGGATCACAGCTCCCGTCTCCATTACGCCAAGAGCTATGTGGAGAAGCTCGGCTTCGGCGACTACACCCCCGCCCTTGTGGATTATGTTGTGGCCGCCATTGACGCCTCTTTCGTTAAGGCTATGTCCGAGGGCGCAGACTCCGCTGGCGGATACCTCGTGCCTGACGACTTCCGCGCCGAAGTGATACAGCGCCTACCTGAGTTGTCTGAGCTGTTTCCCTACGTGCGGGTTCTTCCCACAAACAGCGACGCGGGCAAGATTCCGAATCTCGCCACGGACGTGTCTGTCTCCTGGGACGAGGCCGAAAACGCCGATTTTGATGAATCCCAGCCGGTGATGGGCCAGACCACGTACACCATTCGCCGGATGAATGCGATTTGTAAGACCAGTCGCGAGCTTCGGGGTGATAGCGCCATCAGCCTTACTAGCTACCTCACTGAGCTCTTCTCTGAGGCTGTTGCAGCTGAGCGCGACAAGGTCATCGCCACGGGCAACGGCACCGACCGCCCCCAGGGCATTGAGAACGCGACCATCACCAATACGGAGGCCATCAGTGGCGCCCTGACGTACGCGGGCGTTGTTGGCATCAAGTACGCCCTCTCCAAGAAGTACCACAAGGGTGCTCGTTGGCTATTGAACGCAACCAACATGGAACGCATTCGTGCGCTCATCAGCACGACCGGCGCGCCCATCTTTAACCAGGATCCCTCCGGCGCCGGTAAGGACACCATCCTGGGCCACCCTATAAGCCAACAGGATGACTTGCCGGATTCCACCATTTATTTCGGTGACTTGCGCTACTACGTGTGGTTTGACCGGGAGAGAATGGGAACCGAAACGACCATCGTCGGCGGCGATTCCTTCGAGAAGCATCAGATGTGGCTGAAGGTTTGGGAGCGGGTTGACGGCAAGGTTGTCCTCGCTGAGGCCTTCGCCAAGGGAACCGGCATTAGTAGCTAGGTTTACAAAGGGGACGGACCGATGCGCGTATGCTTGAAACACGTTCAACGACTAAATGGGGCGTGGCGAAACCCAGGCGACATTATAGAGATGGACGACCTTACTGCCGCGCAGTACATACCTGCAGGTATAGTAACACGCGTGCATGACCCCCCCATAAACCCCCCGGCGGCGGGAGCCATTTCGTCCTCCACTCCCAATGCTGGGGGGGCCCCTTTCCCCCCTGCCGCCCGCCTCAACGTACTCATCCCCTCCTACAACAGGGCATTCTACCTCGCTGAGACCATCAACAGCGTCGTATCTCAGCTCGACGACGTGCAGCCCGCCCCTTGCCTGTGGGTTGCTGACGACGGCAGTACTGACGCGACCGTAGAGGTGCTTGAGGCTGAGATAAAGCGAGGGCGACTGGAGCGGAATCGCGTCATCACTATTTCTCGTGAGAATCGGCCTGAGTCTCAAATAGGCCCCAACACCGCGAGAAAGCTGCTTGCGGCCCTCATTCCCGAAGATGAGATCATCATAGAGCTCGACGACCACGACTTACTGGCCCCCGGCGCCTTGAAGGTGATAGCTACAGCCTTTGCGGACCCTAGCCTTTGTTTGGCCTGGGGGGGAGCCGAAGCCATCGATCTGCTTGGCCGCCTTATCAAGCAAGAGCACAAACCCGCCTACACGCCTTACCAGCTTCGAGACACGGGCTGCTGGGCGATTGGTATCAGGGCGTATCGCAAGGCGACCTACGCGGCGACAGGCGGCTGGCGTGTGGACGAATGCCCCTGTGGCGACTTCGCATTGCTGCTTCGTATGGAAAAACACTTGCACGGCACCGGCATTCGTTGTCTCCCGGAGCTGCTTACACGCTATAGGGAGGGGGAGGCGCGCTCTCTTGCTACTAAACAACGAGATGCGCACGCTAAAAACACCCGCCTATTCCGCAACCTAGCTAAATCAGGGGCACTCTTCGCTAAGCAAGACGCCTTCGTGCCCGCTATACCGGTTGCTGCCCCCGCCGGAACGCGGGTTGCGGTCGTCATCCCTCATTACGGCGGCCCGCAATATCTTGCGCCCGCGCTGGAGACATTAACAGCCTCTACCAGCCGCGACGAGGTGGAGATCATTGTCGTAGACAACGGCAGCTATGAGCAATGCGAGGCGACATACGAGCAGTACGCCGGCCAAATCACCGTCTTGCGCAGCGACCTCAACCTCGGCTGGGTTGGGGGGGTCAACAAAGGCCTCGCCGCTGTGGATGCGGATTACGTGCTAGTGAGCAACGATGACGTACTTTTCCCATCGGACTTCGGTGAGCGCCTAGCTACAATGACGGCCCGGATGAAGGAAGTAGGCAACATCGCAAGTATTTCCCCGTGCAGGCTAGACGGCAGTAGTATGTCCACGCTCAAGACCCTTTCAGAGGAGCGAGGATCGCTCCCAGCGGCCATTACCACGCCGCGTGCCCTTTCTACCGTAGCCGAAGTCAACGAGCTTAACGCGGCGCTGAGGGGGACTACAGACAAGCCCTATACCAGAAACAACGATGTCGTGCTCTTCTGCGTACTTTGCAGGGCAGACGTGCTCAAGCAAATAGGCGGCCTCTGCGAGCTATACGGCTTGGGCTACGCCGACGACGTGGATTACACTAGGCGTGCTGAGGAGCTTGGCTACCGGCACGAGACGGACATGCACACCTTCGTATACCACGAGATGAGCAAGACCTTCAGGGACGGCAAGCTAATCCCGAAGTTCAACGAGTACCATATTACGAACCGGAAACTGTACGACCTTCTTTGGAAGCCGCAATGTGTTGCGGGTTTGCCAGTTCTCTTCACGACGTACAACCGGCTGGCGTACACGAAGCAAACCTTGCCGGCGCTCCTATCGTCCTTGCGGGAGGGGGACATTGTAGTAGCCATAGACAACGCCTCTTCTGACGGGACGCAGGATTATCTTCGTGAGATGGAGAAGGGGCACCCCTCGCTGCTGCGCGTGGTTCTAAATGAGACCAACCGTGGCGTTGCAGGAGCGATGAACCAGTTCTTCGCTATGCTGAGAGGCCACGCGGGCAAGATAGTGCCCCCTATTGTGGCGAAGGTAGATAACGACACCCTAGTAGCTCCAGGCTGGGCCACAGAGCTGATGGCGCTGTTTACAGAGGCTGACGTTATTCAGCCCGCCCATTACGGCTTCGGGGACGACAAGGCGGCAGACGAGGGGCCGGTACGCACCCATACGCACGTAGGCGGCTCCTGCGTACTCATCAGAACATCCGCGATAACAAAACCGATAGCTGAACTAGGGCTCGTACGCGGCTGGACGTCGTATCAGAAGGACAACAACTTAAATTGCGCGATTGCACTAGACATGAAGCTTGAGTTGCTAGATGCCACAGAGAACGGCGAGTCCAATGCGGACCACCCACGGTATACGCAGCGTATCTGGGCTGACAGGGCGCTCGAAGACAGGAGCATAGTCGCCGGCCTTCGCGTACACAACGACGCCGACCGCTACCTACCCGAAGTACTAAAGCACCTATCGACCATCGCCAGCAAGATAGTTGTTCTTGATGACGCCAGTACAGACGGGACGCGTGCGATATGCGAAGCCCTCCCCTTCGTGGAATATCACTGCAACGACCATAATCAGCACGTGATTGGCGAAGGGGCGAACCGTACGAAGCTGTATCACCTCTGCGCCGCGCACGACCCCTCGTGGATCGTATGGCTTGACAGCGACGAGATGTTTGAGCCGGCCATCGTACGCAAGATCTACAGCTTGATTAGCGGCAAGACACCAGACGCGTACTTCTTCAACCTACACCACCTGTGGGATAACCCCGGTCAGTGTAGGGTTGACGGCGAATGGGGCGGTAAAAAGGTCATCCGGCTTTTCAAATATCGCAGCGACGTAGAGTGGGAGCTCCCGGAGGGCGACCATTGTGGGCCTGTTCCGGGTATATATCACGCTGCTGCACGCGATAGTGGCTATTCAGTGTTGCATCTAGGGTTCCTCCGCAGGCGCGATCAATTCGAGAAGTGCCTACGTCACCTTTGCCTAAACACCGGTAAAGACAAAGCGGTACGTCATTTCTTGAGCATGCTTGATGGTGAATGGGAGGGTGGGCAATTCGAGAAGTGGACAAAGGGCCTCCCCGTAGACGTATTCCCGCGCCCCACACAGGGGTTGACATACGACTGGACCCCTGGCGCCATACGCCGCGTTATAGTGGAGGACGAGTAGATGGCCGGACTACGCCTGAACCTCGGTTGTGGCAGGGACGTCAAGCTCGAAGGCTACGTCAACATCGACATTAAAGAGACGCCCATCACCGATATGGTGACGGGCGCGGGCGACCTCTCGGCCTTTGAGGATGGCTCAGTAGACGAGATACGGGCTATACACCTCATAGAGCACCTATCAGAGATAGATGCGTACCACGCCCTCCACGAGTGGTATAGGGCGCTTAAACCCGGCGGCACGCTGTGGGTTGAATGCCCGAACTACATCAAGGTCTTCCAACATCTGCTTTCACAAAAACCGAATACACCTCACTGGCGAAGGTACTGGACCGGGCTTTGGGGCACTGTTTATGAGGGTAAAACTACACCCGCGGGGCGTATTCTTTCTAGCGGCTGCGCGCACAAATGGCTTTACTGCCCAGAAAGCCTCTCGGAGATAGTGAAGGAGGCGGGGTTTACGGACATCGTCATACTCGGTCCGTCTTGTCACCGCCAAGACCGGGATATGCGCCTCAACGCGATAAAGCCGGAGGAGTAGAGCCATGGATGAGGAAATACAAAGCAACCTTAACCGCATCTTCACCAAACTTGAAGAGCTAGCCGCCGTGGGCGTCGCGGTTGCTGTATTCGGCCAGAAGCTTGACAATCACATCGCCCAGCACCACACACCCGATGATTGCCCGAGGATGGATCGTCATGAAGCCGCTCATAATCATTTCTACGCCAAACTAGGGGCGTGGGCGGCGGTTTGTTCGGCATTGACCGTACTAGCCGTGCATCTTTTCAGCAAGTAGGGGTTAAAAATGGCTACGCATTTGGTCACAGGCAACGCGGGTTTCATAGGGTCGTGGCTGGCTGACGCTCTTCTTGAGCAAGGCCGGACCGTCTGTGGGATAGATAATCTCAGCGGCGGGAGGAGAGAAAACGTTCACCGTAATGTTTTCCCCTTCTGGGAGGTTGACATAGCCGACGGCCCGCCTCTCGCTGACCTGGGCTGCAACGTCTTGCGCAACGTTGACGTACTTTGGCACCTTGCTGCGGACGCCACGGAGGGCCGTAGTCAGTTCACGCCTACCTCTGCCTTACACAACAACGCGGTGGCGTACCAGGCCCTGCTCGTGGACGCCATAAAAGCCTGGAAGGAGGCGGGCGATATTGAGAGGCGGAAGGTCATCCTCTTCTCTAGCATCGCGGTCTACGGCGAGCAGGCCCTGCCTTTTAAAGAAGACGCACCCCGCCAGCCTGTGGACGTGTATGGCGCTAGCAAGACCTATATGGAAACGATCACCGAAGTACTGGCTAAAGTGCACAATTTCAGGTATACTATTATTAGGCCGCACAACGTATACGGCCCCCGTCAACGTCTGGGCGACCGCTACCGCAACGTGGTGGGCATCTTCATGAACAAGATTATGCGAGGCGAGCCTCTCACTATTTATGG